TGGCGGTCCTGACCAGCTCAACGAGGTGGAGCCGATGGGCCACATCGTGATTGGTCGAGGAGCTGTCGTGGACGCCGTGATCTGGGACCACGAGTTGCCGAAGGAGCAAAAATGAATGCGTGCATGATGCAGCCAAGGTTGCGGTCGGGGGCGCTGTCGCGGTCGGGGTCGGGATCGAGGTCTCGGTCGTGGTCGTGGTCGGGATCTGGGTCGTGGTCGCTGTCGAGGTCGAGATCGGGATCGAAGTTAAGGTCGTGGTCTCGGTCGAGGTGTCGGTCGAGGTCGGGATCGAAGTCGTAGCAACAGAGAAAGGAGAGTGAATGATGATCGTGGAAGAACTGATTCGGGTGTTGGAACAGCAGGACAAGAGAATGCGGGTTGTGCTGGCCAGTGACGAGGAAGGCAACGCATTCTACGAGGTCGAGGACTACGGGGTAGAGGACTCCCAGGACATACTGAACGAGAGCGAAGAGTACTCGCAGGATGTGCTGGTCCTCTGGCCGTAGTCGATGGAGTTGATGGTCCGGGTAAGCCCCCCACGATGACGAGATGCCGCAAGGTGTGGCCGGTCGTGGGGGATACCCGACACAAGAAGGATAGAGCCATGAAAGAGCGACTGAAGAGGATGACGCGGGGGGAGTTGGTTGAGTATGCACAGAAGATGCACAGGCGAGCGCAGAGGGCGGAGGGTGTGCTGAACGAGGTCGAGCACAAGGGGGAGAGTCGCGTGTTCACGAGACTCGCTGCGAGGGTCCGTATAGCGGAGCTCCACGCCGCGTGGTATCGGAAGGTGTTGTTGGACAACCTGCCCCTGGTGAACGAACTGAAGAAAGGATAGAGCCATGAAGATCGAAGACAGAAGAGAAGAGAAAGACGGGTCCGTGGGGCTGTATAACCTGCCTGCGGGAAAGTGCTTCATGTACAACAAGAACGGAGACGCTGATACTGACCACGTATACTTGAAGACTGGTCGGGTGGGGGGAAGGGAAGATTGTCTGTATGCTGTTGGGTGCGTAAGTTTGAACACCGGGAGTTTCTTCTGGGCAAGTTCGACGGAAGATGTGTACCCAGTTGAGGCTCGGGTGATCGTGGAAGGAGAGAAGTGATGAACGAGCAAGGAGACAGAGAGAAGCTACAAGCGTTCAGTAAGGCGTGGGATAAGTATCAGGAGCCGCTGAAGGGGCGGCTGGGGTGTGAAGATAGAAAGATCGTTTCCAGGATGGTCATGGAGAAGATAGGGCAACTGGTTATGTATAGGAATACGTTCTCGGATATGGCCCAGTTGTCGGAAGCGGAAGAGAAGGTCGTGGGGGCATGGGCACGAGAGGAACAGGAGTTGTGGAACGTGTTGTATAGGCTGAGGGAGATGGAGGACGAGCAATGCTAATTTCTGATTAGGTCTGGCGGACGCGTCGCGTGTGCGCGGGCCTCACGCGGGTCTGCGTGCGTCTCCAAGCGGGCATATAGGCGTATCTCGTCGGGCCGATTGAAAAGAGGGATTGTTCTAGTCGATTGTCGAGCCTACCATACGACCGGCCGGGAAAAGGTTTTTCGGCCGGAACTCAAAAGCCCAAATGGGTAAAGGATGAAACGATGAACAAGGAACAGATGAAAGAAGCGATCGCGGCCGGAGACACGGTTGTGGTGGCGAGCACCGACGATCTGGCCGACGGTAGCGACTGGCGAGACCTGCTAGTCGCGACTGTAACGGGGATTGAAGCCGCAGTGGTTGCCAAGGCGAGCCTGGGCCTGGTGAGACAAACCAAATCGGGCAAACGCCAATGGGACAATTCGGTGCGGTTCGACTCGTTGGAGGTCGATTTCCGGGGCAAGGGAGTGGGGGCAATCGACGTCCTGAAATCGTATGCCGTGCGGGAGCATGCTGAACGGTTTGGGTTTGACGAATCCATCGACGAACGGACCGCACAGGAAGCGATCGCAGCGTATGATGCGGAGCAGATCGCGGAGGCCGAGGACTCGGACCGTGTTGCGAGCATTAAGGGGAGGTCGGCGCGAGGTTCCCTGCTGTCGATGGCCATCGCGGCAATGGGCGAGGTGTCCGAGACCTTGTCAACCTGGTCGGGTTACTTCAGGATGAGGACCGATGCCTTGACGTCGGAACCGCACTTCCTGAACAACCCGGTTGCCAAGGTCAAGAAGGCCAAGGCGCTGAAGGGCCTGTTGTAGGTCTCGGGCTTCGCCGGTTGTAACTCCCCCTGCGGGCCTGGAAACGGGCCTGTAGGGGATTTTTTATAGGCAGGCTAGGGGAAGGGCAGTTTTGGGGGGATCGCGGCTTAGGGGAGATTCTAGAGGGGTTCTAGGGGATTCTAGGGCAGACTCAACTTCTCGACCGACCAGATCCGGGGAGATCCAGGCATTAGCGGAAAACCCACACCACTTCACAGGGTATTAGTATTCCTTATACCGCATATAAGCTAGGCCGACCCGGAGTCTCATCGACCAAGTGTCCACCCGGCGAAAAAATCGGACCGCCTCCCACTTTTTTCACCCGAAATCTTGCCGGCCTGGGTCGCCGATTATTCCCGTTTCCCATGCTCACATGCGGATACCCCCATCGGCCCCCGGAGGGCAACCCCATGATGGGGGAAAGACCTCCCTTCTATAGGAAGTCGCCCCACGCCTCTTTGCCCCACCTTCGCCCGCCAACTCCAATTTCACCTCGCTCGTCGCTTCGCTCCTCGCTCGACCTCTCCAACCCGCCTCCACTCCCTTTCCTTTCACTTGCACTTGGAAAGCCCCCCACGACTGGCGTCACGGTTCGTCCGTCCTTCACCCCTCTTCGCCCCTCTGCTGCACTGCCCCCATCGTGGGGGGCTAACTTTTCACCTGGAAGGGGCCACGCGAAAAAATAATCGGAATAATCATAAATTCTTTGAAATCCTTCGCCGCAGCCCTACAGACACGCTTTGTAAGTGCCGAGGATCGCAAGACTTAGTTGGGCCGATTCTGACGCACAGGGGTACCCCCCTACTTTTTGCATCCGTCGGTATTTTAGTTCTTGACTGGCATCAAATCTTTAGCTACAGTACATTCCGGATAAGTCCATTCCTTCGTCATCAGTATGTATTATATCATAAGAGGGGAAAATGGGAATAATCGGAATTGGCCAGCGGGGGGACCCTGTGCGGTGAAAATGGCTTTTGTAAGTGGCTGCTTTTGAAAGGACTTATTTTGGGTGTCTGTACCCCTCCGGCGAAATTTGTACTAAAGATGTTCAAAGAACCCCCCAGTTTTGGCCATTTCCGGCCTCTCCCTCCCCCTCTCCCTTTAAGATAGGTGTTGCACCACCTTACAACCACCGGTAAAATCTAGACATGGCAAAGGAACCAGACAGGAACTACCGGATCGGCAAGCAGAAGGTCTACCCCGAGGGCACCCTCGTTTACAAGGACCCCCTGGACCTGAAGCTGTCCTCGTTCAACAACACGTACGAGTGGCTCCTCTACCTCCTCCGCTGTGGGCTCTGGTATGCGGATGACGACGGGATCGTCTGGAAGAAAGACGACACCACCGGAAAGTACTTCGAGCTCCCGCCCCAGGACATCCCCAACCAGCCCAACCGCTACTTCCTCACGTTCACCTGGAGAGGCGACACCTCCCAGATGTACGCGGAGAGGATGGTAATGGCTGCCCGCATCGGACGCCCCCTGACCCAGAAAGACCGGATTGTCTTCCTGGACGGCAACGTGCGGAACTACGCGGTGGACAACCTCAAGCTCACACAGGAGCCACTCCGCACGGTAGAATACCACATAGGAGAAGTCGATGGAACAGTTGCCGCAAACAAAGCAAGAAGACCCCCCGCAAAAGGTAAGTGTGGGCGACCACGAACAAGGGTCAGCAATTACGAGCCTCCTGAGCCTCCTGAGCCCGGAGGAAATCTCCGAGGCGATGTCCGAACACGAGTGGTCCGCCAGTGAGGAAGTGCGCATCCTCGCAGAGATCGCCCGGAACGACGCCAACGCCTCCAATCAGATGTCTGCGATGGACAAGCTGCGGGACATCTCTATGAATGCCCTCCGCATCTCAGGGGTCCTGGCTGACATTACGGCGTCAACTTCCCGAGTTCGTACTGGCGAAGATGGCGAGAACATAGTAGAATCGGTATCCATGAAGCAAGTCGTCAAGTCGATGAGCCCCACAGAGAAGATGCTCAGACAGCTTGAGGACAACAAGAACGCTGCTGCCCTGGGCGAGGTCGTAACCGGCACGCTCGTAGGTGGCGACACTCCAGAAACGTCGACAGGAGACGAAGATGACCCAACAGTTCAATAATGTACCCCCCGGTACGTTTGAAACAGGTGTGAACCCCAACCACGGCGAACGTGTTGTCGGCAAGGCTGGCCCAAGTGATCCCGCAGCCACACCCCTCCGCGTGATGAACGCCCCCACCAAGGCGTCCGAAGCGATTCAGCCTCCGCCCGGCGACGACCTGAATTGGGCGGCTGAAGACAAGATCAAGGCCCACGGCTGCCAGATGCCCGTGGACGACATCGCGGCCCGCCTCTCCCGACAGGACCCTTCGCGTCTGTTCCGGCAGTCAATGGGCTACGCTCCCGGGTTCTTCGAGCCCAACCGCTGGAACCACCTGCTGCGAGACGACGTTGTGACCCGATTCGCTGAGCTGGTCCACGACCCGTTCTGGGTCGGCGAGATTTGTGCCGAGCGCCTCTCGATGATGAACCCCACCTGGGCACCTGATCGTGCAGCACGCGCCATTGCCATGATCGCCCTCTACACCGCAGTGATTGGCGACCTGAGCCCTTACGCTCCGCAACCCATCGTGGGGGGCTACACAGCACCAGCACCCCCGCAGGAGCCGGAGCAGGTATTCGAGTGCGAGTTGTGCGGCAAGACCTGCAAGTCTGAGGGCGGGCTGAAGCGGCACTTCAACGCAGTCCACGCTGAGAAAGAGCAGGAGTAGGTATGGGCCAGGAGTGGTCGGCTCCAAAGGCAATCAGGTTCCCTTCCAAGAAGGAGGGGAATCTGATGTACCCCTTGCCCCCTGATTACACGGAGTTATCCAAGGAAGGCCAGCGGCTGGCACGCATCAACGCGTGCAAGTTGCAGGAGACTCCCCGGGACTTCGTGATCGCCTGGGACTTCTTCCGACGGACCTACCTCTTCCCGACGGAGAAGGGCTTCTTCTACGGAGCCGACCTCGTGGAGAGCCCTCCGTTCCACTACGAAATCGTGTGGTCCGTCGTGGCCAACCAGTTCAACATCAGAGTCTGTCCTCGTGGCTTCGGGAAATCAACGCTCGCGGACGAGATCATTCTACTGTTGGCCCTGACACGGGAGTACTTCCCCATCACGCTGTGTCTGGCGACTGCTACCCTTGTCGGGGAGCGGTTCGAGATTTACGGCGACCAACTGACCCGGAACGAGTATATTCTGCGGGATTTCGGCAACATGCGGCCTCCGAGGGGTCATGGCAAGTGGAACCAGGATCTGTTGCACCTCAAGAACGGCTCCCGCATTCGAGGTTTCGGTGTGGACTCCAAGAAGCGTGGTACCAAGCCTCGCCCCCGTTTCCTTGTGCTGGACGATCCCGAGTACGACGCGAAGGGATCGACGGACCGCGAGCAGCTACGAATCGACTTCGACAACCTGCTGATGAAGGTCTTGATGAACATGGGCGAGACCCGGATGGCGATGCTGTGGTTAGGCACCATGATCTCAAAGCAGTCCTCCCTGTACTTCGCTACGGCAGAAGGTGAGCACTCGGACCCCCGCTTTGGAATGTGGTCTCGCAAAACCTACACGGTGTACAGCGAGAACGAGGAAGGCGAGCAGGAGCCCCTCTGGGAAGAGTACATGGACGAGAAGCTCATCGAGGAGAAGAAGAAACTTCTTGGTGCAGCCAACTTCGCAACCGAGTATATGAATAACCCGGGGGAGGGCACCGCCGAGACCTTCGAGATCGACCCCGAGCGCCATTTCTACGAGGTCAGCGGCGACTTGGAACCACACCCCCTTCAGTCGCCTGCCAAGATCCTCTACAAGCAGCCTGATACTGAGGGACAGCTCGTTCCGATGGAGGTGAGCTACGCGGAGAAGGTCAACAAGATGTACCGGATTATGACGGTGGACTACGCTTCCACCGTGTCCCCGACCTCCGACTTCTCCTCAATCGTTGTGATGGGCTTCGAGCAGCCATATGACGTACTGTGGGTGCTGGATTGCTGGCAGGGCAAGGTCAAGGACCAGCAGCTCATCGGGGAGATCCTCAAGATGGGCGTCAAGTGGAAGCCCCGCTGTGTCGGCGTAGAAGCCGTGTCGATTCAGCAGCGGATCTACGAGATGGTCGATGCGTCCGTGGCCTACCACGCAGCCGACCGGGGCTGGTATCCGAAGGTCATGCCGATCAAGTACACGAGGGCGCAGGGCTCGAAGCAGGATCGCATCGGGGGTATGCAGTGGCGATTCACCTCCAACCGGGTCCGGCTCAGGTCTGATGTAGCCCGGTCGAATCCCCACTGGCGTACTCTCATCTACCAGTTGGAGCAGTTTCGGCAGGAGGCAAACGACGGCAACCTCCAACACGACGACCTTGTGGATGCGATGGCGATGTACCAGGAAGTCGCTCGGGCAAAACCACGAGAAGTCCCCAAAGAAGACCGAAGAGTTCTTTCTTCTGTTGAAATGTTGAAAAAGAAGGTCATAATAGATGAGCAGACAGGCATCCAGCCTATCATGGGAGTGTCCGCGTCGGAAATACCCATCGACACGGTGAACGACTTGATCGGGCTGGCATACGAGAACGAGACGACAGATACAGGACATAACGCAAGGAGCTTGGACCAACGATGGCACTGCAAATAAAACTCATCGACATGGAAGACGACACAATTCGCGTGGAGGTTGAGGACGAACGTCTGGAGAGGTTGCTGGACAGCTTCGGCAAGGCCAGCGAATCCCAGGTCGCAGTTATCCAAGAGCTTCTTCGCACGGTGACGGCCCTGGCTTCGAACCACCCCTCTGTTCAGATTGCGGCCGTGCGGCCCAAGCCCTCCCCCCTGAACGTCCCGTGGGAAGACGAGTCGGGCATGTCGGCTGATGACGTAATGGACCGGATCAACGAGGTTCGGGGTAATCCCAGGGACGAACCCTTTGAAGGCGTAAACTACGCCGCCAACATGGAGTAAGAGCATGGCGATGCTACCCCTGCCGAAAGACAAGAAGAAGCTGTCGACGATCTGCCGTATGATCGTGCGGCAGGGCTTGAACCTCCGGAACATCGAGCGAATTGAGTGGCTCCTGAACTACTACTACCTCCGGGGCGTCCGTAAGTTCGACATGCTGGACTTTCGCTCGGGACGCGTCGTAGCCCAGTTCCGCAACGAGTACGGCAAACTCACTTATCGGTACGAGCAGTGTACCCGTCGGTATCAAGATGAGGTGGGCAGACGCCTCCAGGTCGACGTGCGCCCAACCGTCTCCCGGGAGGGCCTGTCTACGCTGGACGGCCTCCGCAAAGCCTCGATGGCCCAAATCACGCTCAACACCCAAGTCAAAGACATCGACCTCGAACAGGTAAAACGTGAGCTGGTTCACCACCAGGTACTCTACGGAACAACCGGCCTCGCGTGTTGGGGACAGGAATCTGCCCGATTCGACCGAACCCAGGCCCTGCTTGAGGTCGTGCCCCCGTGGCAGCTTATCCCGATTCCGGCAGATCCCGCTTCCGAATCCGATCTCGTCGGCATGTGCCGTCACCGGGTCGTCTCCTACGATTGGATCAAGGAGAAGCAAGGTCTCTCCTTCCCCAAGGACAAGAAGTACATGGAGACCCGCAAGGAGGTCCTGGGCAAGAACCCCTCGGACTCTGATATGTCAGACGAAGTAGCTGGGGGCGGTCCCCTGCAAGCGAGCCCCAACGACTTCAAACGCTCTGACGATGTTCAAGAAACGGACTTGGAGTACGAGGTTGGCGACCTGGACGAAATCTGGCTGTGGGCCGAGGACCGACAAACGCTGTCACGGTATATCGTTATGTTCGGTGGTTGGGTCGTCAAGGACGTGGACTACACCGCGGAGGGGTTCGAGCAGGAACCCCCGGTCATGCCGATCCACCGCATCGTCGACATCGACACTGGTCGCTTCTACGGCAAGTCAACCTTCAGCCTGATGCGTCCAACCAACATGGAGGTCGAGTACCTGATGCGGAATCTCTACGAGAACGCACAGGACCTGGACCTCTTCGGGTTCACGATGGTTCCCTCTACGCAGGGCATCAACGTGCGGCAATTCAAAGCGTCGGGCAAGCCTCGCGTCATCGCGTTCGATCCGGACCTCGCAGTGCCCAACGTCAAGGCCTACAACATCGCCCCGGCGAATCCCGGTGACTGGCCTGGCCAGGTAGCCGGTCTGGGTATGCAGGTAATCAACGACATGGCTGGCCAGTCCGAGGTCATGCGAGGCGAAGCCCCTGGCCGAGTCGACTCCGCTGTGGGGCTGGCCCAGCTCCAAGAAGCTGCTTCGATGCCCCTCTCGGCTCCGATGGGCTCTCTGGCTGCGGCCTTCACGGGTTGCTACAAGGCGATGCTCGGCATGGCCCGATCAACGTGGCCCAAACGCTCACTGGCCCGGCTCACGTTGATGGACGACAACATCGCGGGCATCGTGGTCAACCCCCAAACGGGAGAGATCGACCTCGACAACAACGACATCCCGCTGCCGTGGGAAGTGGAAATCTCCATCCGGTCCCAGAAGCCGATCTCCAAGGCCGAACGCCAGATGCAAATAACGCAGCTGCTCCAGCTCGGCGTGATCGACCCCCGCACCTTCCGCCGGGTCGTGCGAGTCGAAGGCCTGGACCTGCCCGTCGGAAACGAAGCAGAGTGGCAGAACTGGCGAAAAGCGATCCTCTACAACGTGATCCTTTTCGGCGATGGCGAGAAGCCCGGCCAGATCACCGTGTCTTCCGAGATGGACCTGCCCGAAGTGCAGCTTGACGCTATCCAGGCGTTCATGGCCCGTCCCGAATTCGCCCTGGCCTCCAAAGAGGTGAAGGATGCATTCGAGGAGCGGAAGTCCATGATTCTCAACATGGCTGGCCAGTATCCACAACAGATGCCCTACCCTGAAGACGCGGCGTTGGAACAACAGCAGATGATGCAAGGCGGAGGCGGTATGGCTGGCCTCCCTGGAATGTAACGAATTGGACGACAGGAGCTCAATATGACAATCAAGTTTGTGAACCCCGAGAACCCCGACGAAGTGATCGAGATCCCCGAGAGCTTCAAGGCCTCCGTCGAGAAAGTCGACGGTGAGACGAAGGACTGGACACTGGATGAGATCATCAATCAGTCTCGCCAGAACTTCGTGGCCACCCAACGTTTCCAAGAGGCGTCGAACCTCAAGAAGGAAGCGGACGAGAAAATGGCCCAATACGAGAAACTTGCCAAGATGCAGGAGCTCTCGCAGAAAGCAACCGACGGCGACGTTGATGCCTTCGAAGAGCTGGCCCGGATGATGGACTACCCGGAAGAGGAGATCGAACGCCTCAAGGAGCAGTACCTGAATCCAGAGCCGGAAAACGACAACCAAGACACACAGGACACCAACCAAGGAGACGACGACGTGCCTGACAACAACACCCCGAACGACGAGACTGTCACCGTGTCGAAGGCTCAGTGGCAGCAGATGTACTCGGCTGTCCAGGAGCTGAGTGGAAAAGAAGTCAAGAGTGACCTGAAAAAAGCCCTTGACAACGATCCGAACCTCGGTAGACTGACAGATGGCCAGAAGGACCAAGTTATCGACCGGTTCCTCATGCAAGACATGATGAATCAGATGGAGAGCGGCCAGCCGTACTCCCCGCAGATGCTGACCCAGGCACTGGAGACGGCCAAGGCTTCGCTGAAAGACTTGGGTTCCCTGCCCGAAACGGCAGAGGAAGAGTCGAAGGCCAAAAAGGATGCGGAGAACAAGGAGAAGCTCGCACAGATCGAGACTTCCCTGGGCTCCGTTCCACTGAACATCAAGGAAGTCGTCGAAAAAGGCGAAATCCCTGAACGGGTTCCCATGACTGACCCGAACTATGAGAAACAGACTATGCAGCGGTTGGCAGCCAAGCGAGTCCAGTCCTCAGACCTGACCAACTAGGAGCCTACGCCCCTCGTCGCCAGCGAGGGGCAAAACTCCCTGGTCCGTCAGAGACGCTCATACGTAGTCGGACAATCGTCGTGGCCCACAGAGGGCGTAGACGCAGTGTTTACGCCAGACAGACTTTGTGTGTCATAGCGCGAAAGGCTTATCATGACTACGTATTACACCAGAGACATGGTGGACGATGCGGTCCGAGAGGAGCTTGGTCCCGGTGTGGAAGACCTCCTGCCGACGATGGATCCGATCTTCTCCAAGATCATGTCGTCCTCCGAAAACGTAACCGGTACCGGCATTGGCCGTGACTGGAAAGTCAAGCACACGTTCTGTGTGTCGGTCGGCGGTGCCTTCAAGTACGTCAACTCCCGTGGTGGAGCCATTGCCGGTGGTCGTCAGGCCCCGATCATGAGCTACACCTCCAGTACCCCCCGGGCCTTCCAGTCCGTGGACGAGGTGACTGCCCCCGCCGTCGAACTGCGTGAGCTCCAGCTCGTGCAGGGCATGGGTAACTTCTACCTGCCGATCCAAGTCATGCAGATGGACACCCTCGACGCCTCCCTGATGAACTACGTTCTGAAGAACGTCAAGATGACGGCGATGAACGTCGCGGGCGTCAAGGCCATGTGCATGTACAAGACCTACGACGCCTCGGGCAACCCCCGCGTCGCCCTGGTCGACGGCACCTCCAGCACCTACACTTGGGGTACCTCCGGCCATGCCTACGATGCGGCTTCCTCCACCGCAGTAGGCGATTCGGCGGACAACTACGAGAACCGGGTCGAGGTCGCCATCGACACTGGCCGGATCAACCTGTTCCGTCCGGGCATGGCCGTCGACATCTACGATAGTGATACCTCCGGGTCCAGCAACAAGCTGAACACAACGAAGGATGTCATCGTCCGCAGTGTTGACTACCTCAACGGGTATCTCGTGCTGGAAACCATCGACAACAGCTCCGATTCCGGCTGGGTCGATGGGCTGTCGGACAACGACGTGATCGTCCCCCGAGACGTGGTCGCTTCCGGCTCCTACCTCGGACCCTCGGGTCTGGAAGACTGGCTGGTTGACTCCGGCTCGGTCTACGGTATGTCGACCCTGACGTACCCGCAACTGAAGTCGACCGTCCAGGCTGTCT